ACGTGACTGGAGTTGGCGCCGGTGCACTGGGATTCATGAGGACGATGTCCGCGACCGATTCAGGCGATGAAGCCTCGTACGTCGCCGGGGGTTGTGCCATCTGAGGTTCTTTAAGGGCCTCGTCCGCAACGGAAGGCTCTGGGGCCGGTGCCGGCGCGAACCCTGATACGTCGGGAATTAACAATAGTATCGCCAGAGCAAAAAGCAGGCCGAGGGCGAGCCGGCCAATCCACTTATTCATTTACTTAAACCCAAGTTTATGTTTTTGCTTGTTTGTTGGTTTGGACTTGGGGACGTCCGGGTCGGTGCTCCTGACCCAGACGGGCCCTATATGAGCTCTCCACTGGATTGAATTTCTGTCTAAAATTTTACGACAAATTACACAAGGCAGGGACGTTCCGATACCGCCATCCTGTCTGACCCGACTCACGACCAGGTCGCCAAACTTCCGATGGATCCAGTGAGCGAGACATGGCGGATGGACGCCCTGTCGCCGGGCCTGAAGATGGAGCTCTTTCAGGAGCCGACGTTCGGCGCAACACGTGCACGAGTTACCCACATACTACCGGGCAACGGCTGGTGCTGCACGTCATCATCATTTGACGAAAAAACGTTGGTCCTTCTTATATGGAGTTGGTTCTCCTCGGCGCCATCCTGATCCTCTTGATCATCATCGGAGTCGTCATCTTCCGCCAGGCCAGGCATAAGACGGCGATCGTGTCGCTCGTCAAGGACCCCCATGCATTCGAGACGTGGGTCACATATCACAAAGAAAAGATGAAGATTGATAAATTTTATGTATTCCTTGATGATGAAAAGGAGGTCCTTAACTTTGATGACCCGGCACTCGAGGTCCATAGGGATTGGAAGGGTCGTCTGGGTTTTGAATTTGATGACAAAATTGATGAGCCGGCAAACGTCCGGGTCAAGCAGCAGCTCGTGACCGAGGAAGGGGCTCGTCTGGCCGAAAAGGACGGCATAAAGTACCTGGTCCACATAGATTCGGACGAACTTCTGTACGGACCCAGACCGGCTGCCGATGTATTCTCGAGTTATCCGGCTGATGCATTTCACATGAAGAATTCAGAGCTCGCCCCGGACCGCAAAGATTACAAAAACTGCTTCATGGAAGGTACATGGTTCCATGGAGACCCCACCAAGTTCATAGCGTACGGGAACGGCAAGGGTGCCGGCGTCGTCGGTCAGTCCATGCCGCACGGTCCGCACAACTTCAAGGGATCTCGGGTCGTCGAGGTGCCCGATACTGAACTCAAGGTTTTGCACTACCCGAGTTGCAATATCGATGAGACCCTTAAAAGAGCCAAGAATTACGGAAAATTCCAGGACGACTCAGCCGGGTGGTCCGATCACCACAAGGAGACCCGGGACGTTCTGACGGCATGCGGGTCTGATTGCAAACAAAAAGCCGAGGCTCAATTTGAAAAGAGAATGGCCGGGCCGGATGCCTACCAGGTCGACCTAGGTCTTTAAAAAACGTGTCATGCCCGGGTCAGGGGGTCTTGCCTTCAGGTGGCAAGCAAAGCAAAGCATGGAGCACCCCCTTCGCGACTACGCCCGCACGCACTTCGAGGAGGCCCTCGGCGCCGGTCCTATCGCGCGAAACGTCGAACGGTCAGTATACAACTGGGCCGTACAGACGACGCGTGAGCGGGGCGAAGGGTCGAGCTGGGAAAACCGCATGTTTCGCTCGCAGTACCGGCAAAAGGTCTTTGGCCTCCTCCGAGAACTGGAGCGCGGCCCTATGGCCGGCCTGACCCTCGAGGTCAAGGACGGGCGCGTCACGGCCAACGTGGCGGTTGCACCTCAGCTCGTGCATCGCCTGCGCCGCAAAGAGCTCGAGTCCAAGAACCTGGCGCGCTATCCAGCCGAGGTGCTCTGGCCCGAAGGCCCTATGGCCGCCGCCATCTTCAAGCACCGCGAGCGGGACCTAGCGATGGAGGCGCGCAAGGCTATGGAAGAGGACTACTCCGGGATGTTTACATGTGGACGTTGCAAATCAAAGCGCACGACGTTTTATTTGTTACAGACGCGGAGCGCGGACGAACCAATGACGGCGTTCATTACGTGCCTAGCATGCGGGAACAGGTGGAAGGGTTGAAGAGTATGAGAAATAGAATTGATTTTTATACAGATTACCGCCCTTGATGGCATTTTTAAGCACACCGGACATACTGAATCCAGTCTTTTCACGCATCTCGACAAGAGATCTGCACGTGTCTACTAGTTTACGTCCCGCATCAAAACAGTAAATTGTTTTTTCCGATTTCGGTTTAGGGGGGTTATTGTCGTAAGATGCGTAGTATTTCTTTTTATATAATGAACCATTTTTTATAACAGAACCTATAGTACTTTTAGACGCGTTCATGAATTCGGAGGCTTTTATAAGAGATTCCTCTACTTTTATTAAACTGCGTGAAGCGTCAAATATATATACAGTTTTCATTAATCGTTCAGCGGCTTTTACAAAACATTGACGATGATCCGGGTTTTGTTTGCGAAGTTTCCACGCCTCTACCATTTTGGCGCGCGTTTCTTCAGTGTGAATGGCCCCCTCGCGATTTTTAGAATATTCTTTGAGTTCTGGTCTCTCTTGATATTTTCGTATACACCCTTCCGACATCCTCTTGCGCGTCTCTTCTGAAACACCACGCTCTTTGATTTTGACCCTAATCTCGTCACCCCTTTCCTTCCACAATCTCTTTTTAGCCTCTGAAATTTTATTGCGGGATTCGATGTTATGACGGGCGCTATGACCGCCGTCCATTAAGTTGTAACCTTTAGGAGAGATGGTGGCGTGTTCGGAGATCATTTCAATCTCCTTCGCGTCCAGAACTTCTCCACTGCAACCAGGTTCAGACCACAAAAGTTCTATAGTAAAATTATCCTTTCCGTAATTCTGTATGGCAGCCCACAAGGCGGGGCACTTGCCCTCAGAGTAAGCGGCACAATGAGTTCTGAACCGGTCATGAATAGAATTTACCGTCTGCCCTATATAAGATTTTCCATTTACGGTGTTTGTGATTTTATACACCGACATCCTCTCCTGAAAGAGACCAATATTTTTATTTGAGATTCACGCACGTCAAAAAAAAATCGCAACTTATAGTACAAAATGAACGGTCCCGTGAAGCGTGCTTACCGCGCCCGTGTCGGCCGCAAGGGTCGCAAGGTCCCCGCGTCCTCGCCCAAGGCCACCAACTTCATGAACGTGAAGCGTCGCGTCATCATGAAGACCGCGTCAGGAAAGTACATCGTCCGGACCGAGAAGGGCGTCAAGTACGCCCCGAAGGCCAAGTACTACCGCAACCCGGCCGGCTCGACCGTGAACGTCAAGTACGCCCACGCGAACGTCGCCATCCCCAGCCCGATCCGCCCCAAGCTGATCCGCAAGATGCGTAAGAACTATGGCGAGCCCCGTGGCAAGTACGCCGCGCGCGTGCCGGGCGTTCGCGTCCACCACGTCAAGCGCAAGGCTTACATCGGTGCGATGTTCGAGGGCTACGCGCCCAAGCGCCCGGTCGGCCGCCCGCGCAAGCACAAGGTGAGCCCGGGCCCGAACATGGGTCTGGCGGCCCTGTTCGGTGGCAAGCCAGTCCGCAAGGCTCGCAAGACTGCGTAGATTTAGATAAAAACAATTATGACACAGTCAAATATATGGACCTGGTCCGAGTCTGGACCGATGTCGGCGCCCGCAAACCCGTCGCGCTCCTCGCCAAGATTGTCGAGCGTGACGGGGTCATTTTCACCATCAGATACCTGACCGAATCTGATGATAAAATTTGGCGCTACGAAGAAGATACGTACGAGATCGACGATGACTCGATCGCCGAGAACCTCGGTACATCCACTGAAGAGGACATAGGGTTCAGGCAGTTCGGGGACGGCTTCGTCAAGATGGACTCGGATGAGGACTACGTCCCGTCGTCCGAAGATGACGAGACGTCGGACGACGATGAAGCCGAGGACGAGGACGACGACTTTGAGGACGAGGACGACATCGAGTCCGAGGCCGAGTCAGAAGAAAGTCTCGGTGAAGAGTAAGATGAAGACCGGTCCTATTTTCTGGATCTTATTAGTTGTCGCCCTTTGGCTGCTCTTTGTGCGCAAGTCGGAGGGGTGCGCCTGCGCCATAGCCGGATAAAGAGAATATATCCTGTTAATTAAATGTCGATTACGTCCAAGTTTATCAAGGCTTTTGATCCCAAGTCGGAGGTGCACGTCGCGTGGCTCTCGGACATGAATGACATGGCCGAGAAGATGGGCGACCCCAAGGCTCATATTTCCCTCGTCGAAAAGGTCAATATGAACCCTATGAATATGAAGCTCGAGCAGCGTGATGCGCTCGACTGGCCGAACATCCACTTTGTCCTGTTGGCGACGTACGCCAAGGCGGTCATGAAGGGCAAGGCCTTCACTCCGACTCAAAAAGTTCGTTGAATCTATTCTGGTAAAATTCCGGTGGAGCACTGAACTGAAACACGTTGCCCGAGAATGAATAACTCGATTTCTTCTTCAAAATTTGATCGACCGAAATCATATCGAGGATATTCCTCGTGCACTCCAGTTTGAGATCGTCAAATTCCCATTGACGAATGAAAACGTGCGCGAGATTTTCGAGACGGGCCTCGGGCAAAATGAGCGTCTCAATCTGGCTCATATCGGGCCACTCCTTTTTCTCTATATAATGAGTCTCGATCATAGAACTTATAGTCACGGCGTCTTCAATTTCCCGGAAGCCCACGACGGCCGTCCGGAGATCGTCGTTAATTTTGAGAGTAAATGCATTGTTGCGATTCGAATGGATCGTGTAATAGTAGCGCGGCTTCTGATTCGTACGCATGGATACACGGGGACGTGCCGGTGGGGTTGATATCGCAGCCATCTTGTTTAGTATGGGCCGAGAGTCTTTAACAAAAAACGTGTCTTGTGCGGCCCAGGGTCCCGGTACAGACCTTCAAGTCACCCTAAAAATCGCGCCATCTAGTAACATGGAGTGCTCCGTCTGCTATGGTGAGACTGGCCCTTTCCAGAAGTTGTGCTGCGGTCACGACTTCTGCACGGGGTGCGTAAAAACCTGGTACCTCAAGGGCTCGGGCGACAATACGACGTGCCCTATGTGCCGCGCGCCCATCTACTTCAAGGGCTTCCACAAGGTGCGCGACCAGTGGAACGAAGAGGCGCACGATAACAAGTGCACCGAGGTCTTCGGTGAGGCCATCGACGCGTGCATCACACAGGCCTTCGAATACGCCGAGGCTTTCCCTAAGCGCTGGCGGCCCATGATCCTGCGCGGGATCATTGAGGACGTCAAGGATCTCGAGCGGACATATCGCGTCCTGATGAACTACGGCGCCGATCCAGAGGAAATCGACGACGCGTTCTACTACGAGGACTACTACTCGGACCGCCACCTCGACAAGTGCTCGTACATCGACGAGCCGCCGAAGGACTTGGCCCCGCGCCGCGCAGATCGCGGCGGCGCCCGCTGCGGCAAGCGCGCAAGAGCTCGCCAGGACCCCTGGGCGACTTTCACACTCATAATTGATTTTTAATACCATTCACTAATCCTTCCGCATTGAACCCTAGTCCGAACACGACCCCCATCGCCATCAGAATGAACCCTAGCACGAGTAGGCCCATGTTGCGGCTAGACTTGGGCTTTTTGTTTTCCTTGGTCACCAAAATCAGACCTGGAATCCCGAACGCGAGGCCAATCAGGAGCGAGGTCGCCAGTGCGCCAAGCGCGCCGCCAGTGCCTGCAAAGCTCTCTAAAAAAATCGACTTGTACTTTCCCATTTAATTCTAGTCCAGATTTATTTTCTGGCCGTTACGAATGAATTTCGAACCAAAAAGAACGAGGAGGAATGGGATTAGGACAAACGTCACGAGTCGGGCCGCGCCGGGTGTGAGACCGAGGGTATTGCGAGCCCTGTGGTACACGGCCCCATCGGGCGTCTGGATCTCGACTTTCTCGGCGCCAGCCTCCTCGACCCATTCAGACTGGTAATTGAAAATCATCAAGAATGCTATCGCGATGAGTACGGCCCCTAACGCTTGATGGAGGGTTCCGACCTTGAGAGACGGATCCGATGTTTTGAGAATGAAAATCGCCAAGACTATCGAAACGTACTTGACGAGTAGACCAGTTTCGGGTCCGAATTTTTTAAGGAAAGTCAACCAGGGCCGGCTCGTGAAGATGAGGCCGACGAGGGCCATCGCTGCCGCCAGGCGCAAGTGAATCATTCTAAGATGTACCCAGATAAAAGCTCGGCCCGTCTAGAAAGTACAATGGAAGCTATCGAGGCTGTTCTGGATCTGGCGAAGGAGCGTGATGAGCTGGCGAACGACCTGGAGACTTACGAGTCCTGGTTCGAGTCCCTGGTCGGCAAGGAGGTGACCCTGGCCGTCAAGCACAAGAAGAAGACGCGCTTCGTGGACTGCGTCG